GTTATCTTTGTCACATCTTTTAATTTAAAAGTAAGGCAGTAAAAATACAAAAAATATGAAACGAACAATAGTTGTTAGTCACGGATTGAAAAAAAGAATAATGAAGGTGATGAGTTGCACTTATCCCACGGTGAAGAAAGCACTGGAATTCGAGAGCACGACAGAACTTGCATGCAGGATTCGCAAATATGCCATACAAAATGGCGGAAAAGAATACAGTATTAACCAATAAAATTTAAAATTATGGGACAAATTTATGACAAAAAACAACTTGCAGACCAAATTCGTGCCAAAGTAGAAGAATTGAACGAATTGGCAGAAACAGCTCCACAACTCAATATTGAAATAATTTACATGGTACCTAATTCATGTAATTCTGCAAAATCACATAAGTTGGAAGTGGTTATTCAAGAAACAGTTAAATACTAATGAAACAGATCAATATTCAATTCCTTGGCCAATCGAGAAATAAGTTTACCAATATTGTTAAACTCAGTTGTTCCAACAACGGTTCCACAATTGGAACATTGAATAAATATGTATTTATAATTACTGTTTTTTGGAGAGTTTTCTTTCAATTCAAAAGAATGTTCTCCACATTTCGGACATGATGATTGTGCCATACTACTTAATTTTTAATGATTAATAAAAAACAAAAGTAGTAAAATTTCCCGAAAGGCATACACGCGGGGTTCGAGTCTCCGGCGGGAACAAGGCCAAAACAGGAAAGAAAAAAGGCTTATTAAAATTGAGACGCGTTACGCAACCCACGACACGAGGGTGACACTCCGGAAAGACGGAGTTTTTACAGAGACTATAAAACAACAGTGAAATGGCAGAGTATTACAAAAACGTATTGTGTGTAACAAGCAAAGATTTGACAGATGGCGTGATTACATATAGTAATTACAACAAGATGGTAACACGCAAGAAGATCGATGTATTGAAAACAGGGGGTGGGGAGAATAATTACAGTCTGATCCGTTGGAGCAATCTTCCGGATCGAATTAAGTCAGCTTACAAATCCAAATATGGGGATCCAACGAAGAGAAGCCCTTATGAAAAGTTTGAGCAGATGATTGAGGACGACCCTGCAGCAGAAGACTTCTTTGCCACATATCTATTTTCAAATGGGGAGCATATCGCACCTGATATTCAGAGTAAATATATATTGAATTGCAAGATATTGTCGGCGGCGGTAAAATGTCAACAGTGGAAGACTTCTTATATACACGCCTTGGGTGGTAATTTTGGCGTAATGGGATTTATTGTGAATGCCATCAACGCCATGCGTATAAAATACAAACATACATTGCCGGAAAGTGAGCGCAGGCTTCGTGAGGCATTAAGCAGTTATAAACGCGATGGTTATGCAAGCGTAATAAGTGGCTACCACAACAATAAGAAAGCCGCTAAGGTCTTTGGCGCAGAACAGGAAGCCTCTTTGCGGATGCTGCTCAGTCATTACAGGAATTTAGATGATATGCAGATTTGTAAATTGTATAATATGTTGTCGGAAAAAGCAGGTTGGAAAACAATTACTGCCGGAACGGTTGCCAATAAACGCAAACAATGGGACTTATTTATTTATGCCGGAAATAAAGGAGAAACCGCATTTAATAACAAAAAGCAGATGTTAATAAAACGTTCTGCCCCTACAATGCCGTTGCTGTATTGGACGGCTGACGGTTGGGATGTGGAATTGTTATACCAAAAGACTGTTATCAACAAAGATGGTCGTTCTATCACGACGTACCATAACAGGTTAACAGTTGTCGTAGTTTTGGACCCGTGCTGTAAGTATCCTGTTGGATATGCCATTGGTGAACAGGAGTGCACGGAATTAATTCGTCAGGCTTTTCGTAATGCCGTAAAACATACTAAAGAGTTGTTCGGAGAGATGTATCGTCCCATGCAGATCCAAACTGACCATTATGGAAGAGGTGCGTTGAAGCCTTTTTATGAAGCTGTTTCCGCTAAGTATTATACTCCTGCAAAGATTAAGAATGCAAAAGGCAAGGTGGTAGAACCTTACTTTAAGGAGTTAAACCGTGACTATTGTCAACTGATGATGCCAAATTGGGCTGGTTACGGAGTTAAGAGTGATGGGCAACCAAACCCGGACATGTTGGACAAAATAAAGAAAGATGAACCAGATGAATCCGGTTGCCGTAAACAGATAGAATCCATTATAGCAATGGAACGCGCTAAAAAGGTAGCAGATTATAAAAACAACTACCAATTACTTCCTGAAGATAAGAAGTATGCGTTGAGTGAATCGGAATATCTGTATCGCCTGTGCGAACACACAGATCGTACCATTCGTCTTCAACCGATGGGAATTTGCCCAAAAATAGGTGGTGTCCAATACTATTACGATAGTTTCGACCCTAATTTCAGAACTTATAATTATTTGGACTGGACTTTACATTACGACCCTGCAGATCTTAACCGTGTGTTGGTTACAGGCAATGATGATAAAGTTCGTTTTATTTGTGAGGAAAAGCACATGCAGCCGATGGCATTGGCAGAGCGTGAAGCAGGAGACTCGGAGCAATTACACCGTGTATTTCAATATAATGAAGAACTAAAAGAGCGTGTTTTGGATACAATGAGCAACGATTATAACACCGTTAATTCGTTGTTTGACGAAATCGGAAAAGATGAGACATTATTGAGTAAAATTCTGATTACAGATAGTCGCGGTCAGCATAAAGACCGACGTAACGCAGCTCGCCTGCACGGGAATATAGTTCAATCACTTCAAGCCATTGAGGTAAAAGAAAACAAAGAGAAAATCAACATGCAACGCAATGTAACAAACGACTACATCAGCAAGCGTGTGCGTGTGGAAGATTATTTATAGTTTAAAATTAATACCTATTATAATGAAAGAAGAATTAAAACAACAAATTATTGAAAGTGCAAAGGCGTATGCTACAGAGCACGCTTTAAGTCAAAACGACGTTGCCAAACAGAGTGGCGTTGGAAGTAAGTATATCAGCGACTTATGGAACGGAAAATGGTCGACCGATGCCGGAAACGGTAAAGAGGTAGTTATTTCCGATAAGTATTTCCTCAAATTGGCAGAATTTTGCGGAATAAAGGTAAAAAAAGAGTATTGGGAAACGCGTGTAACGCCGCAATTGAAACGTATTATCTCCACATTAGAAGTTGCCAAAGAGAGCGGTACTACAAATATTATCATTGGAGAAACCGGCTGCGGCAAAACTTATGTTTGCGACCTGTTTAGACGCAAACATCCGGCAGACATGTGGGTAATTACCGTTATGCAAACCGACACCATCCGCGACATTATTGAACGTATTTTAGATGCTTTGAAGATCAATACTTCGGTAAAAAGCAGCAGCGCAAAGCTAAAACACATCATTGTTTATTTGCAAGATCTTAGAAAAGAAGGCAAACGTCCGATGCTGCTGTTCGATGAGTGTGAATATATGAAGCAACCGGCTTTATGTGCCATGAAATCGTTATATGACAACCTAAAGGATGTTTGCTCTATCGTGATGGTGGGAACCGATCAATTAATTACTCATTTAGACCAACTCAAGCGGAGGAATAAAGACGGGATGCCACAATTTTGCCGACGTATTAAAATAGGTACGCGACATTTGGACCCGATAGACCGCCGTTTTAACGAGTTTTTAGGAGATATAGAAGACCGCGAATTAGTGAAGTTTTTGCGGGAATATTGTGAAAATTACGGCGAATTGCACGATGTAATGGTATTGGCAAAACGCGAAGCGGAAATAACAGGTTCGCCCCTTACTGTTGACTTTATGAAAGCAGTTTTAAACCTTAAATAAACGGCTATGAAACGTGCTTTAACAGTTAAAAACATCTTCGATAAAAAATACACAACATTAACGTTGTCAAGCGCTTTTCAAGAGGCTTTTGGCGAGGTGGAAAAGACAGGGGTGTGGTTTATCTGGGGCAAGAGTGGAAATGGCAAGAGTAGTTTTGCCATTCAACTTGCTAAAGAATTATGCAATCACGGTCGCGTGTTATATGTTGGCTTGGAAGAGGGCAGCAGTATAACTTTTCGCAACCTGCTTTCAATATGCGGGATGCAGGAAATAGGCAGTCGTTTTACAGTTCTGGAACCGGAAAACATTACAAATCTATCAGAAGAATTGGTTAACAGACTGAAAAAACAGCGAAGTGCCGACTTTGTTATTATAGATAGTTTCCAATACACCGGGTGGGACTTTAAAAAGTACTTAGCTTTCAAAAAAGCAATTGCCGGAAAGAAAATGATAATCATTATAAGTCAAACGAAAGGCAATATGCCGCTTGGACGTACAGCGCTAAGCGTACAATTTGATGCTTGTATGAAGATATGGGTTGAGGGATTTAAGGCCTTTTCAAAAGGAAGGTTCATAGGAAATAATGGCGGCGAATATATAATCAACGAAGAAAAATCGCAGCGATATGCTGAGAGTATATAACAATCAATAAAATAATCATGAAAACACTTCAAAAAATCGAGATTTTAAGCTCTTTTACATTTTCACTCTTATGTGGAATACCGGGCTTTACATTTTTAATATTATTAATCATATCAGGTCCGTTCAGCTGGTTTCTCTTCTCTATCTCTGTTTGTATGATCATACTTGCTGTTATGCTACTTCATGACGGAATTAAGGCCGTGCAGGAACTTAAAGAAAAATAGGAGGAAAAAATTATGGAACTACACCTTGATCCTGTCTTTGCAATAAAAGATACAAAATTTAAAAAGAAAAGAATTCCGTGGAATAGAGGCAAAAAAGGCTGGCTATCTGAAAAACATCTGCAAGCTGTAACAACCAATTTTCGGAGTGGAAATCCGGCTCGATGGGCAAAACATCGCGGAGAGGCTGCCTTGAATGCAATTCCAGTTTCCGTATATGATCTTGAAGGTAATTATATAAAATGCTTTCCAAGCTCCCGATTTGCAGCAAAGGAACTAAATCTGAATGAGCGATCTATTAGAAATTGCAGGTTTGGGAAAAGAAAAAAACTGTACGGATATATGTTTCGCGAAGCTAAAATAGTCGAATTTAAAGGAGAAAAATTTGTCAGCAAACAATCAATTGAGCCTTATAAATAACAAGAATTAACAAGAATTAAACAACAATGGAAAAACAAGCAAATTTACGGACAATCGAGCAGAATAGAAAGTTATATTTCATGTTCAACCGGCTCGGCATACATGATGCGGATGCGATTGCAGAGATTGTGTATGAGCATACGAAAGGAAGAACACATCACACCAGCGAGCTTACATTTTCGGAATGCAGGTTTTTAATCGCTTCTTTGGATGATTTGATGAAAAACAAGCAAACAACGAGATGCGAGGATCTTGATAAGAAACGCAAAGGTGTGTTAAAAGCAATCTTCAGGTGGTATGAACTTCGTGGAGTAAGCGTGACGATGGAATATGTAATCGCAACCGCATGCAGGGCTGCGGGTACGACTTCATTCAATGCAATTTCAGCAGCGTCTCTCTCGCGTATATATGCAGAGTTTTGCAGCAAACAGCGCGTTGTTGAAACGCAACGATATGATGATATTATAAAATTTTCACAGAATTAAAAAGAAAAAAAACAGAAACAATTAAAAAGTAAAAAGATGAAAGAGTTTGAATTAAAAAAACAGCAAACAGGTGCATTTTGGCTCGATGAGACAAACGCAAAAATCCCGTCTAATAGACTAACCAAAGTCGAAAAGATGATGGAATGTTCTGCCACAAAAGTGGTAAATGATGCAATAAAGCTCAATAAACAAATGGTGGCATTCAAAAGCAAAATGAATACTATATGCAATGATGTGTATCGTAATTTTTTGCGTGACAAGAATATTGAGATAACAGGCCGAAAGGGTAACTTTACTTGGTACAACTTTGACAGAAGTATCAAAATAGAGGTTGACGTTCACGAAACTATAACATTTGACGATATGACTATCACTGCAGCTCGCGAGAAACTTGACATGTTTATCGAGCAAAATGTGGAAGGGAAAATAGACTTTATCAAAGAATTGGTTAATGATTCGTTTAAAACGAGTCGCGGCAAATTGGATGCAAAGAAGGTGTTGTCACTTATTAGATACAGAAGTAAGATAAAAGATGCCTTGTTTAATGAGGCATTGACCCTTATTGAGGACTCCATCCGCCGCCCTGCATCCCGGACATATTATAGAGTATTTGTTAAAGATGAAACCGGAAAGTATCAATCAGTAGAACTCAATCTTTCTAATATATAAGGCGATGAGAATTAGTAAGGATCAGAATATCTTAAATAATGAATATGGCACGCTTCAATTTGTTGCATGTCCCCGCGGAACTGATCAATGTACACAATGTATTTTGCGGAACGAACTTATGCACTACTGTAAAAATATCCCGTGCGACCGAAATTTAAGAAAAGATCGTAAGACCGGCTACTTTATACGAGTTGAATATCCGCGATTTACAGAAACCTTTAATCTTCCCGGAAATGAATACTAAACTAAGATTATTTATCACTGAAGAATGTATCAGAAATTGTCCGAAATGCTGCAATAAACAATTTAAGGCGGCGGATATTCAGGTTGTTGAGCACTTTAATTACGAGGAGATCATGATTACCGGTGGCGAACCTTTTTTATTCCCGTATGACGTGCGATCAATGATCGACGCAATAAGATCTACGAATAAGCTATTAGGGCATACAATTCCAAAGATTTATATTTATACCGCTCCATTTGGACAAAAATTGGATGGCATCCGATTACATCAACTTCTATTTGCAGATGGTTTTACTATTACACTTCATGAGCAATCAGAAGTTGATAAGTTTTTGTTTTTTGCAAAATTCTTAAAACAGATGGGGCACGTGAATACATTGTCCTTGCGGCTTAATTTACATGATGGAATTAATATTCGTGAAACAGCAGATCTGTCAGATTGGCAAATAAAGAGAATTGTATGGATGGATGAGTGTCCTATTCCCTCCGGAGAGGATTTTAGAAGAATCTCAAAATTATTGGTACAATGAAAACATTCAAACTTACATCACCTTCTTTTAAAGGGGAAGTTGTTTTTAAATACAACAGTCATAATTTGCTGATTTTAGCAGATTACAGCGATGCAGAATTAATACCTGCTCAACTATCGTTTATGTTGAAAAATCAGCCCAATCAGCCTGATTTTAATGCAATAAAAGGGAATACGGGGATTATTGAAGAAGTAAGCGAAAAGGTTACATTTGAGATGTTTTGGATTCGATACGATGACAGGCTGAATAGCAGTAAAAAGAAGACTTTTCAAAAATGGAATAAGATGAGCGGGCGTGATCAGAGTGAAGCATATAATTATATTAACACCTATTTTTTGAATCTTCCATACGGAACACGAAAAAAGTATGCAGAAACATATTTAAACAGTGAGATTTGGAATAATTAAAACGGTCGTATGAACAGTAAAAATAGAATTATACCAAATGTTTCAAAAGAGGAACGAGTTAGTTTTGAATATGGTTATCACAATTTCCCAAATTGGTTATTAATAGTTATATTCGTTGTGCTGGCTTTATTGTTCATAACCGTAGTATTTACGAATATTTAATAGAATATTATGAGTAAAATAAAAATAAGATTAACGCAATTAGAACTCAAAGAATTTGTACTGAATCTTAATGTCGAGTACAAATCAATGGGAATCACGACACTTGAGGACTTATCTGCATATTACACTATTCGACAGTTATTCTATCGGATTCATCGCAGCTATTCTCCTGAACGGGGAAAATACATCATAAATCTGACACCTGCAGAAGCGTCTGTGATCACGTGCCGCGTACTTCCGATAATGGAACTATGTGAATCGCTCGGGAATGTTCCTTATTCGCAGGCGATTGCATCAACGATTAGATCTGAAATAGAGAAACAGGTAGCGCATGCGATACTACTAATTAATGCGGTCAGAACAAATGAATAGCAAGATAAATTATATTAGAATGGCTGTAGAGGACTACTCCGGAATCGATCTGATGCAGCATACTCGTTGTCGGAAGGTTGCAGACAATAAAAAAATCTTTGTTTATTTAGTGAGAAAATATACAACTGCAACCTATCGCGAGATTGCCATATACTTAAGATACAATAACCACACAACCATCATTGCAGCTCATCGTAGCTGCGAAGATCTTAAGAGGTATAAAACATTTGCCAATAGTCTTGCAGAGATAGAAAAAAAGATAAATGATGATGCAGAGTTTGCAAAGTGTGTCGGGGAACTAAGACATCGTTAATGAAACATAAACAAAGAAGTTATTGACAAAGCTCGGAGATTCCGGGCTTTTTTATTTATTTTTGCGTAAAACATAAAGTTTATGCGATATAGTCGAGTAAATCATCTTCAGCGATACATTATTATACAAAAAATTGTCATGGATCGTTATGAGCCTGATGTAACAACTTACTCAGGAATATGGAGAAAATATGTTAATCCTATATATCCGATGACCTATAAGCGTTTTATAGAGATTATCAATATGCCTCGCCTTAAAGAGCAACTCGCCGAGGAGCTTCAACGAAGCGATGATAAACACAATGTGACGAATAAAAATCAGCTATTGCTGTTTAAATAAAAAACAAGTTATTTTTTACAACATTGATTTTCTATAAGAATTATTGTATTTTTGCAGTATATTTTTAAATTGAAAATATGTTTAACTTAGTAAGAGAAATCTTAATATCTCCATTCGGATCATTTGCTTCTGTATTTGCATTATTTGCAATGGCTTTTTGGTTAGTATACTGGATAACGAAGCATACAACAAAAATCAATGAATCTCATCGTTTTTTAGAAAAAGAAAATGAAAAAGCAAGTAATAAAATAGAAGAATACTGCGGAAAGCAAGATAAAAATATGGATGAAATAAGAAAGGATATATCTTTCTTAAAAGCGATGATTGAAATATTTAAATCGGGTTCATCTCAACAAATAGCACAAAGTCATAGCCCTGTTTCTTTAACAGAATATGGCGAAAATATATCAAAAGATTTGGATGCTGATAATGTTATTTCTCGCAATTGGGATAAGATATATAAAGATTTGGAAGCAAATATTGGGAATAAAAATGCGTATGATATTCAACAATACTGCATCGAAACTGCTACAGTTGAAATAGAAAAGTTTATTGATAATGATGCCATTTTGGCAATAAAATCGAAAGCATACAGAGATGGGCGGCCATTGGCATTTTATGCTCCTATATTTGGCATTAAAATAAGAGATAAATATTTAGAGATTAAAGGTATAAATATTTCGGAAATTGACACGCACGATCCCCAAAAAGGTATTATGTAATAATAAAAAAATCCCGCCTAAATTAAGCGGGATTTTTTTATTATTTGGCACTTATTATCGGAGATACTTGCACCGTAATTTTTCCGGGCTGCGTTTTCTCTACAATAAAAGAAGTTTTATATAACATAGCATATACCTCTGCATCTTTATCATTAAATATCTTTTTCAGGTTTGTCCGTTGTAGTGGTTGAAATTTTTGCCCATCTGCAAACAATTGTAATGCTTGGTGTACACTTTCCAAGATGTCAATGGTGTCATAACTGTCAATTTTTGATGGTGCCATTGCCGAGGAACGGATTAGTTTCATATTGGCAATTGTGATGATGATGTCTGCATCGGCTTTCTGATAACCTCTTCCCATTTGTGAGTAATTAACGTTCGTTATGTCTATCAGGGCACACGGAAACTTAACCGGTGGTTGGTCGTACTTGAGTTGTCCCCAGTCTTTGTCTATGTACTTAAGTTCCGGAACTTCGCTTTGCAATTGTGTCTGAATGGTCAAAAAAATCTGTTTCATACGCTTGTTTTTAATGATTGTTTAAATGCTTTTGAATTTCGATTGCAACACCCTTAAAATGTTCGTTCATATTCTCCTTTATAATTTGTTCGATTGCCTTTGTTACCTCAGGACTATCTCCAAGAAATTGACGTTGCGGAATAGTGATTTTGTTACCTACTTTTTTAAGTGCTAACGATTTGTACATTTCTTCGCCTGTTTCTTTGTATTTTGCCCAAAAGAACTTTTTCATTTTGGCGGTAACGGTAATTTCTCCACCTTCATTATGAATCGCCGCATAGGGTAACTGGGACGTGAATACAACGCTATTTCCTTTAACTTCAGATTGAATGGAGTTGCGCAGGTTACCGGATAGTTTGAGTCCGTTCGGAGCTTTTGGATTCCATGGCTTGCTAAAAAACGCCTCCCGCTCAAAGTTGCGATCAAACTCATCGGTGAGTTCTGTCTTGATGTCGTTAAGAATTTTTTTGATGGCATCCATTGATTTTTGTTACTTTTGGGGATCGTTTAATTTAAAATTTGATGTTATGAATATTACTTTTAAAGAGAAAGATGCAGTTTTAAGTTTGTTATGTAGTGAAGTAATTATTCCTGAACAAACGTATAAACTTAATCGTTTGGAGTTTATTAGAGAGTGTGGATTAGATTCGCAAATTGTTAATTCAATTTTGTTGTATTTTCAAAGAATTGGCATTGTTAAAAGAGTTAATTATCAACATCATTCAGAATTATTTATAATTGAAATTTTGACAGAGGCTTTTGATTTGTTCAATCGTGGCGGTTTTACTATGCAAGAAAATATGCTTCAAAAGGAAGTGGAAAAACTTCTGCTTGAAATTGAGCGACTGAAGCCTACGCTTGGAGATAAAATAGAGCAAGTATCCACCATCGCAAACAATATTGCAGGTATTGCAGGAAACGTTGTCAGAAGTTTCGTGGGGTTGTAATTGAGATAGAAAAGTATCTACAAATGTTTCTTGCTTACTTTCCATCATATATCTATCTTTATATTGACTGAAGATGGTGTGCCCATTTTCTGAAATAATAACGGTTTTACCTTCTACTCTTTGAGCGAAACCTTTTATTTCGCCATGATAAATAATGTCAATGATAATTTGTTCTTTTTGTTCCATTTTAATTGTTTTTTTAAGGGTTATTGAAATTTTGTTACTTTTGGGGATTGTTTAATTTAAAATTTGATGTTATGAATAAAGATGAATTAAAAACTAATTTCTTGAAATGGATAACAATAAGAACATCGGTTACTATTCCTACTGACATATTTTTGCTTGCAGCTCTTGATGCTGCGATAAAATTAACTTTTAACACATCAATAGACAATAAGCCATTTATTGAGCTTCGGTTGGAGGAGGATATTTATCGCTACATCCTTCAACTGTGGAAATCGCATTGTTTAGCTCCTCTGTCAGTCTTGTGGTTAGATAATGTAAGATTGAATCTTTATGGCGTTGAAGTTCCGACAGACAATCTGAAGTACAAGGATGAACTTCAAAAGCTATTTTGTCGATTAGAGACTCAATGTTTAAAGTAATTTCGATTTTGTTGTTTTTTTCTTCCATATTAAAATCTTTTTACTCATTTGTTGTTTTGTATTATTTTTTTTATTACTTTTGTCGTATTGAAAAAACAGGGCTGATAATCAGAGACAGTTTGCTATACTGGAGGGTTATTAACCTTGTTTTTTATTTTATCAAGATTAAAATGCTCATCAT